AAAGAGAGAGAAAGAAAAAAAAATAAAAAAAAATTACAAACTGCTGGCAATTATCTTGCTGCTGCTTAAACAATTTGAATGTTTGGAACTGCTGCAATTACGTATCATGTAATAATATGGAGTAGAGCGGCCCAAAAAAAAAGGTATGGGGGATACCCGTCCTGGGTATAACGTAATACCCTCTCAGATTTTTTCCCTACATATTCATCCAGACATTTGGTGTCTCAACAAACTCTTTATTAAACACTCCTGCAGTAAATCTTTCAAGTTCCTCATCCATCAATCTATCTTTCCTAACAACCACCTCTTTATCTGCATCAGTAGCCATCTGTTCGACCCAATAACCAACTGCCATTTGAAGAGCATCGAGTCTATCGTCATGAATCAGAGCACCTTTATCCTTTGTAATCCTAGTCATCTGGTGAAACAGCATGTATTTAGCTTGACTTTCACTAGGATAGTGTCTAACAGTCTGTATATCCTTCTCTATCACCTGTGGATCTACCACTAATCTATGTTGATTCATTACAGGTTCAAGAGTATCTATGATTCTTCTCTCTTTCTGTATATTAGATCTAACTTCTTCCATTCTAACATCATATATCTTACTCAGAATAGGCTTCCATAGCTCCATGAACATCCCATCACCAAAGTTAGACTCTATCAACACCAGATTTACTTTATTACGTCTGGCAATGATTGAGAGTGCCTGTAGGTTATCTTGTTTATATCCACCTTGCAGTCCTCCACATTCAGTCAGGTACAGAATACCATTCAACATCTTAACAACTGCATAACCTGTCTCATCTTTACCTCTACCACTAGGATCGACTGACAGGACACTACCAGTATATTCCAACCAATCACCTATTTTCTTTTGTGGAGAGTAGTAACCATCACCAGGAAGACCTACATTAGGCAGTTCAGTTAATTTATTTTCAGGATCTCTAGACCACACAGGTTTTTCAGGTGCTTTATCACCATCCAGAGACATAACTATCAAGTCACTAAGTTTAAGAGGATACCTATCGGCATCACTAAGTGAAGTATCGAGTTGAAACTGTAGATTAAATCCTGATCTACCATAGGAAAGTTCTCTCTCAGTAAGATCATCATCATCAAATCTCAAAGGATCAGTAGGTTCTCCTGTTTTACCTTTCTTATTTCGTATAAAAGGTGCTAATCTATTTTCATATCTTACTATTTGTTCATCGGTAGGGTATCTACTAGGCCATATTTGTACTTCATACCCTCTCTCAGGTAGTGTTTCATAGAGAGACATCTCAGTTTGAGGAGTTCCTAGATAGATTATTGATCCATCAGGTTTAAGAATAGCATCAAACTCTTTGACTGCTTCCGATAATTTATCTCTCATTGATTGAGTCATTGAGTTATTAGGAACCTCCACATCGTCTGCCACGATAAGATCTGCTCTACTACCAGCTAACTGTCCTGTTATACCTACACTTTTAACTGAGGGAGAATGTGAAGCTAATGCTGGCCCTACATCGAATGATACTTTTGATTGTCTCTGACCTTCAGAGGATCTAAGGTGTTGAAGGATAGGTATTTCGTGTATGAGTCTCTGTGTAAAGGTTGAGAAGTCATCTGACCTGACTTTTGAAGCACTTACAACTAGAACTTTCATTTGAGGATCAAGAAGGAGGGTATGACAAACGAAGGCAGATGTGATATAGCTTTTCCCCACTCCACGAAAAGCTTCTATCACTCCACGTTTAGGTTTGTTCTGTAGGAATGTTGCAATGTCGTATTGCACAGGGGTAGGATCAGGTAGGTGTAGATGTTTCCAACAGATAAAAAGGAAATTACGAAAGTCCTTTAACTTATTATCCATTATTTACATCTACAAGGATTACATTTACAATCTTTACATTTACACATATCATTTTCTCCAATAACATGTTTTACAAAGTTCTTCCAAAGGTACAAAATTTAGAATAGGAGTATCATAATCATTATTATCATTATGATTATCTATTTTTTTATTTATCATTAATAAACGAGGTTTAGGTTTCTCTTCTACTTGTTTAGGTATAGGAATTTTCTTATCAACACATGTAGGACACTCTCCAGTTTTAGTATTAACAGCACAACCTTCCATAGCCTTACACATTCTTATAATAATATACTCATTACTAAAAGAGTGGTAAGGTAAAATCAGTATAGTAATTATTATTAATAATATATATTTCATTGTATCTATCCTTCCTTTGTTTATATATGTTTAACCCTCCCCCTATACTATAAGGGGAGTTAATTAAACATGTATAATAATATCAATGACTAAGGTAATCTGCAATAGCAGCCTTAATTGCATCTTCAGCAAGGACAGAACAATGTATTTTTACTGGTGGTAATGATAGCTCTTTGACAATATCAGTATTTTTAATTGTCTGAGCTTCCTCTATTGTTTTCCCTTTTACCCATTCAGTTGCAAGGGAAGATGATGCTATTGCTGAACCACATCCAAAGGTTTTAAACTTTGCATCCACTATTTTATTATTCTCAACCTTGATTTGGAGCTTCATTACATCTCCACATTCAGGAGCACCCACAAGCCCAGTACCAATAGAGCTAGTAATCCCCATGCTACCAATGTTTCTAGGTCGTTCATAATGTTCTATCACTTTCTCAGAATAAGCCATATTACATTACTTTTATCCAGTATTATAAAGAATTACTTCGTAAAAGTGATCAGGATCAGGATCAGTAGGAAACCTATCTTCAAGGAAATTCTCTTTATATTTAATAAGTGTAGCAGTATATCCTGCCGCCTTTGCTATTTCTGAAAAGTCCTGTGAAGGTATGTATTCAGACAGTTCCTCTACATCTAATTGCCCTATATAGTCTGGAGATCTATTTTCAGACTGACTTTTTTGTAGTTCCTTTTCCCCAAACATTGAACCCACAGGATCACCTTCTGTAGGAGAGGACATATTGTACCTATCAGAGAGAGTACCTAAATCAAAAGCATGTTCTATCACAGCTTTAATTTTTCTATCGAAAGATTCAAGAGTCATATCTCTCTCCCCTCTCTTCTTCTTACTATTCTTTACAATCAAGTCTCTAGTAGTTTCTAAAACCTTATCATAATCTTTAGGATCTTCAATATGTACTGTATCAATATTATACCTAGTAGTTTTTAGAGGTTTTTTAGGTGCTAAATGTACCTGGAGTACTTGAGATTTATCTTCAATACCTTTCTGTCTTATTTTTTGTATATCAGTAGGTATAACTTCTTTCATTCCATCATTTCTACTTGGAGAATAGGGAACTGCATCTCCAATTTCAGTTACGAAGTAGTTTCCACTTCCCCAATGTCCATATTCTTTTTTCTGACTTTTAGTTAATTCAAAATGATCTTTCTTATTCCAAGTAGTTCCATGATAAAAGGTTATAGGATCTCTATAGGTTACACCATTTTGATAAGTAGTAGTATTTCTAAGTTCATCAGCAAGAATAAGTTTACCTTTATGATTTTTTGACCAAGTGAGTAAGTCTTCTCTTCGTATTAATGGATCAGGATTAACTTCTGTATCAATAGTAGGTGTTTGGAATAAATTTCTATGGAATGTATCATAGACAGATTCAGGCATAGGATAAATTCTTTCTCCTACTTCACCTTTTTTCCATGTTCCTGGGCCTGTATCTCTACCTAGAAATTCCCAATTTTCCTTTGCACTTCTAGGTTCTTTAATTACTTCTTCTTCAGCCATAATTTAACAATCGAAAGAGGTTTTACCTTTTGCTATATCTTTCTCACTAGGAAAAGGCATACTTTCCATTAGTTGTTGGAGAGCATTATCATTAACAGGTAGAGCAGTTATATCATTATCTTTGAGGAACCTAACTGCAACTGCAAGGTCAGCAGGTTTAGCTTCTCCTGACTCTATCCTAGTTAATAGTTCGGTAGCAACTGCTTCATATAGAGTATTAAGTTTATTTGTTTCCATTTAACATTCCTTATTTATATATGGTGTAAAAATCTCTACACATTGCCAGAATGATACACTCTGAGTATAACTTTCATGCCAGTAGCCGAATTTATGAACAGGAGTAGAGGTAGTACAGCCTATTATGATAAATGAGATGATGAGTATTAGAAACTTCATTTTGATTATATTGAAGGTGGAATATAATAATTACCAAACATCTTCTTCTTCATTGCTTTTAATCGTGCATGAGGAGGTACCGTATATTCCAGAATTTCTAATGTACTTGGTTTTCTACCTAGATCTTTTTTTGCTTCTTTCTTTGCTCTAAATATTCCTAATACACTTGAAATTCCAGAAAGTGCTCCTATTCCTTTACCTGAAGGTTTCCCACCTCCTTTTCCTCCTGATCTTTTTTTATTTAATTTGTCAAGTTTTGCTTTAATAATTTTAAGATTAGCAATCTGTTTAGCAGTTATTGGTTGATTACTTTTTATTTGTTTATCCATAAACTCAATATACTTCTGTTGAGACTCTGGAGATAGTTTTTTAAAGATTGGATCTGTTCTAGCTGCCTCTACTGCTAATTTATCTCCATAACCATATTTAATTTTTGTAGTAATACTATCAGGAGATGTTACAGTTAGTGGTATTTTTTTAATAGGAATAACTTTTTTAGATGGATCTGGGAAAAGTATCCGTAATTTCTTTCTAGTTTTGGGATCAAGTTTCTTTACAAATTTATCAAATGGATTTTTTGTTTTATCTGCCATCTAGTAACTCCATACCCAAGGTCTATTATCAGAATCTATAGTATCCAAATGTATGAACCTGGATTTATGTTTACCTTTCTGACTAATTCCAATCCCTTTCCATATATTACAACGTATCATTGCAAAGCTCAGAATCTCGTGAGCTAATTTTCCACTACATAAAATATCAATAGCTTTTCCAGTAGTATGCGGGCCTTCCTTACCTGTAGAACTTACCTTACTATTTTTTTCAGGGCAGCGATACGCTGACGAGAGAGAAATTGGTTTACCTATTGCATCTCTAAGTCTCTGTAAGGCTATCAATGTCTCCTTGTTAAACTTGTTTTTCCCACAGCAGGAGCATGATAACTCTTTACTACTAAAGTTTGCTGATGATATTCCCATATTATGTAAAATCCTCATCTCTTAGGTGTTTAGGATTACATGCTTTTCGTAGTTCTAGGGATAACTTATTAGATCCTTCTGGTGTCATATTATCCATCACTTTTGGTTCGTAGTTGGCTCTTATGTGGTCTACATAACAATCACATACAGGAAAGTAAACATCCTGTCCAATACTAGGATTTATATTACGAAATGATACTGCACAAACTTGCCATAGTTCTCTTGTTTGTTGAGTGGAGAATTTTAACTTTTCTTCAGCAAATACCCATTTAGTAGGAAAATAGGAAATACCTAGTAAAAATACTATCAGTATAATTATAATTTTTTCTGCTAGTTTCATTCATACCCTACATGTGTTTTTTATATTCTGCAAGTATTTGATCGTCTAATGTATTGTCAGTAGATTTCACGAGTCGTTCCAAAAGAATCAAAATTACACGTTTTAAAAGTTCCTCAGAAAGCATACTCATACAGAGTGCCTTAACTGTTCCTCCGATTAACGGAGCTAATAGTCCTATCATTTTATCCCTTTCTTGTTGCTTGAAGCATTTCTAATTGTTTAGTTGCTTCGATTTCACGTTCTATGTTCTCTAGTCTTGCTGATACACTTGCCATGTGAGCAGAACATTCTGCACTAATAGCTACGAACTTATCGAAGTTTTCCTTCTGTGAAGCTCTATTATTCTTATCTGTCTTGTAAGTCCATACAAACAGTATTACGATAATAGCTCCTGCAAAACCCTGATCTAGCAGTATACTAATTACATTATCTACTGGAGATTGTTGTTGTGCGGAAGGTGGGTTACTATGTGGATTATTAAGTGGGTAGTATTCTACATTAGGAGGTTCGGCTGTAGCTATCCAACTTCCAATTAGTAATAATGTAGTAATTAATAAAGTATTAAGTGTTTTCTTCATCTTCTCCTATATAAAAATAATCTGGATCTAGTAATTGAATTGTTTTAGTATTTATAGGATCAGGTAAAGTCCATGTAACCTTATCTAGTTGTGCTTCATTAGGCATGTCAAAGTCTGGAGTAAAATCTACTTCTAAACCAGATTCTAACTTTAAGTTAATCTTCATGAGTGGATTCACTCACTTGTTTACCTTCTGCTAATGCTATGTAGCTCATATTGCATACCTTATGATTACGATCCCTGAACCACCTTTAGAACCTAAATGATTATCCCAAGCTGTTCCTCCACCTCCTCCTCCAGTATTTGCCTTTCCGGGACTAGATGTGGAATTTGTGGTACCATAATATCCTCCACCCCCTTTTCCTCCTGTGCTAGTATGAGAATCAGTATAAGCTCCACCACCACCACCAGCAATATAAAGTGTACCAGATGAACTGCTTGTTGTTGCCACATTTGAGCTATCAGTCCCAGCTACAGAAGCCAATAAAAGTGCAGTTGTTTCCGAAGCCGATGAATTAACAAATGTTGAAGACCCATCACCACCATTAGAAGGAGTGCCTGATTGTCCTACTGCTCCTGCACCACCTCCACCACTTCCATAAACACCTGTTGATGTACCTCCAGCATAACCCTGCCTACCCACACTCGTAGTAGCAGAATTAGACCCTCCTCCAGACCCACCGTCTACTCCAGTTCCACCATTCCAATTTCCTCCTCCTCCTCCTCCTTCTGCTGTTATACCGAATGCAGTACTATCTCCTCCATTGTATCCTGCTAAACCCCCAACAAATACTGGCTGTCCTCCTGCACCTATAAATATACCATACGATTGTGCAGTTACTTTATGACCAGTAGTCCAAACAAGACCTCCAGCACCTCCTCCACTAGAACCGTTGGAAGCCCCTACTTCTGAACCACCTCCTCCTCCACCAGCAACTACAAGAAAGTCAATTGTGCTTACAGCACCCGATACTGTAAATGTACCTGAAGAAGTAAATTTATGCACTTTGAAGCCTGTATAAGTTGTAACTGTTCCACCTGTTGCAGAAAATGCTTCATTACTCATTTGTCTCCAAGCTGTGCTGTCGTAAACTTTTACTGTACGAGCTGTACTGTCATAATACATTGCTCCTTCAGTTGGAGAGCCTGGTGTAGAACCTGGTGTTAGTACGAGAGATGCAGAAGTATTAATTCCAGTAGTAGTGATTGCTCCAGAGGTATTAACTACAGAACTACCACCTATTGTGCCTGTACCTAAAGTACCATCATCCACCTTATCCAGACTAACTTCATCTGCGGCTAATAATGCTGGATCAAAATTGGCTACTTGTCTTGCTCTGCTCATGTGTTACTCCTTTTTGCTTCTTGTTCTGCCTGAAAAGTTGTCCATGCTGACTTAACTTCATCAGTCCAAAGTTCTTCTGCTTTGTCCTGAATCTCTTGCACTTCTCCAGATACATCCATATCTGATGTTAGTACCCTTCGATGGTAGCCACCTGTATCTGTAACCTCTCTGATTTGGAGATGTTTGTAATCTGTGACTACTTCTATTTTGTCTAATGTATTTGCCATTTTTATTCTTTATTATGCTACAACGTAAAAGATTGAAAAATATCCTGCTCCATCAGCAGACCAGTTTGTATCTGTCATCTGTGCTGTTCCTGCATCTTGATTCCAACGCCTTAAATAAGCATAAGTTTGTCCAGCTTCACAATCACCACCTATAACACTTGTACCAGCAGACATATTAAAATTATGTCCTGTAAAGGTTAATCCTGATCTTGCTTTATCTGAATTTATTACTGTAAATGGGAAACCACCCAAAACAATATTACCCGAAACAGAGCCAAGATTAGATGTTTGGATTCGGCCTGTTAAAAATACTTTACGACCAATTTTTGTATAATATCCAGCTTGGACAGAATAACCAGTTGCATTATTACTCGTATCTGAAATTATAGGTGTCCAGTCACCTTCTTCATAATCAATCTCAGTCACACCGATGACACCAGACCTGCTTCCTGCTCCTCCAATTATTCCACTCATGGTTTCTCCTTATGTCCAGTCTTGGTCGATGTAACTAACCCAAATATCAACATTTCCAGCAGAGGCTAAATTAATTTTTAGTTTATTTCCAGATGCTATAACTACACGATCATTCCAAGTGAATGTCCCATAAGCTGGAATGGATTGCTGATTAAGAACATAAACATTATCTGTTCCATCGTCTAATCTAACAGTTAGTAACTCGCCTCCTGTTGCATTGGCAACCTCACAAAAAACAATACTTAATACTGTTATTATATGATTTGTAGGAACCGAATAAGTTGAAGTTCCAGTTGTTGCTCTTGTACCATCCCATCTAACTGCTGTTTCTGAATTAGATTGAGTTTTAATGGTTGTATTCTTTAGAACCTCTGTCCCTGAACCACTTGGTATTGCCATATTAACCTCCTAATGTAAGTGCTTGATGTGTACTTGATTGCATAAAACTGCCTTTCATTTTTATCTTTCCTGTTGTTGATGTTTCTAGGTCTTTACCTGCAGACAATGCTGTATCCTGACCTAGAGTGATTCCTGTAGTTGCAGTAATGGTTAATGTTCCATCATCTGTGATTGTGTTATTCGTAATGACTGTTCCACCAATGGTGAAGTCTGTAGTTGCATCAATGGTTGTACTTGTGAGTCCTGCAGAACATGTAACTGCACCTCCAAAAGTCCCTCCTGAAGCTGCACTAACTGCATCTGCAACTTCAAAGGTCTTAAATGCCAAGACAACCAATTCGTCTGCATTAGCCAAAGCTGCTAAATCTGTAATTGTAGTTCCTGTAGTTGCAACATAATCTGTTGAATCTAATTTAACTCCATTGAGCCACACAATTATATTATTAACTTCATAACTTAATGTGGGAGTGAAGTCACTAGCCGCAAAAGAAGTAGGTGTACCAGAAGCAACAGCTTTATGCATTACTAATGAAACACCTCCTGAAGCTGAAGTCTTAATCCATGATGCGCCTGTAGTCTTGTAGACCATCATGTTGTTATCGGTACTGTTGAAATACAACATACCATCTACTAATGCATCTCCATCATTGTCTGTAGAAGGGCCATCTTTAGTTGTATTAAATGCCCCATAAACACCTTTATTGGCAAATGTAACTGCTACACTTGATCCAGCCGCCGCCATGTTTTCAGAAATAACAATAGCCGTGCCATCTATAGATAATACATTAGGTTTAGGTGATGTTGGTATTCCTGTACCACTTACAACTTGTCCAACTCGTATTCCAATATTACTTGCTACTGTAATAGTTGATCCATTTTTGGCCCATGAAGATGAAGTAGGAGTTGCAAAATCTCCGTATATCCAAGTGCTTCCTGAACCATTGTCAACTATGTTTATTGCAGTTCCTCCAGATGTTGCGGCTAATTTAAAAGTATTAGTTGTTTTATCTCTTACAAAATAATTTGTGGAAGCACTTAATCCTGATGGTAAATCTGATCCTACAACTTGTATTTGTTGAGTATCAACTAATCCATGTGCGGTTGATGTAAGGAAATCTGTACTTGAATTAGCAGTAAAAGCTACTGCATCAGACATTGATCCTAGATATATATCATTAAAAGAATCAAAAGAGTTTGCTATTGCCGCCGCACTATTTTTAGCGGCTGTTGCAGAATTAGATGCGGCTGTTGAATAATGTAATGCTGATCTATCTGATGATCCTGCACCCGGTACTGCTGTATCTGCCGCAGTAGAAGCCCAACCTTTTGCTGAACCTCCATATGTGCTTGTTCCTGCGGTACTGGATTGTGAATATTCTTTTGCAGAATAACTTGCAGTATCTACTAATCCTGATGCGGTTGCCCATTCTTTTGCTGATCCTCGACTTGCAGTTGTAGTTACATTCGTTCCTCCTATAGCCCATGCTTTAGAACTAAAATCAGTTCCTGTTACTGCCCCATCTACTTTTGTTGCGTAGGTTTTTGAGCTAGTTGCGGTTGTTCCAGTTGCCCATTCTTTTGAAGAATAATCACCTGAACTTTGATCATCAATTCTTCCTGTACCAATAGCCCACTCTTTTGCTGCACCCTTAGATGCAGTCTGTGTTACTCCTGTTCCTCCGATTGCGTATGCTTTTGCAGACTGATCTGTACCATCACTTTGAGCTACATTGTCCGTATAAGTATTTACTACACCATTTACCTTAGTAGCCCAATCTGCGGTTTCCAGCTTGTAGTCCTCAGTATCTTCCTTGTATGCAAGTGTAGTTACTTCTGTAGCAGCTAATTGTCCTTTATTTACTGCTTCATCATCTTCAATACCATCTTCTAGGTTTTTAATTTTACGATCAGCAGTTCCATCATTAGCATCAAATTTATTATCAGCATCAAGAATAATACCTTGTAATGCTATGTCAACAGCTTCTTGTGCAATATGAATAATTTGTGTATTACTATTATCTAAATCTACTTCTCGTATTACTGAACCTGGAGCATAATCAATATTCTTAGTTGTCCTATTTGAGATACGTCTTATTACTAATAAATTATTTTCACCTAATGTAGTAACTGCACTATCAGTTTGGGCAGCTAAAACGGCATTAGTCTCAATAGTCATTGTAGTAGGTGCAGTAGCACTATTTACATAGAACTCATCACCACTTCCTGCTGCTGTAGCAGTTCCATCACCTTTTAATTTTACACCATTAATTAATACTTCTAAGGTTTCAGGAAGTTCAGGTAGAAATATAGATTTAGTTAAGGTAAAAGTCCTATTACCAGGACTATCCGTTGCTTGGACTGAAGTTAATGTAAATTTATCATAACTAAAAGCATCTCGTTCTGATAATGCTACTGGCATAATTTTTTATTAGTAATATTATTGAAATAAAGTTTCTAGAAAATTGTCAGATCGTTCAAGATTTTTAAATTCTTGTACACTTGGATGATTAAGAATACGTTGTTCTTTTACTAAAGCTTCTAATTCTTGATATTCTGGATGGGTGAGAAGATCGAAAGCTGCCTTTTCCTTATTCCTCTTTAAGAGACCTTTAATTTTTGCTTTCATTTTAAACATGTCGGTAGTCTTTCTTATACCACCTTTCCCTTTACCTGTTTTAAATGACCATACAAGTCTATCGAATTCAGGAGTATTAAAAGTATCATAGTTTCTATGTCCTGCTGATAGTGCATATATTAGTTGTTGTTCAGGAGTCAATGGTACATGATTACCTGTACCTTCTATCATTAATTTAGTCCATCTTTTAGGATGTTCCCATTTAATACCAAATCCTTTTATTAAAACTGAAGTATTAGTTTCTTTAGCTTTACGAACAGAGACAGGAAGTAGAATATGTTCTAACCATCTTTTTAATTTTGTCACTTCTAATGGAGTAAATCCTTTCAAACCACCTTCCAAATCTACCAACCATGAAGCACCTCTTTTTATTAAATCTCTTCCTGCAGTTTTTATTCTTCCTGTGGAATCTAATTCAACATCAGTATCAATGAACATAGTCTTTCGTTTTTCATCTATCCATTGATTACCTAATCGTTCTATTACACTTATCTGTTCGACTTTTAAATCAGTATCAGCACCTCTAATTCCTTGTAGATTTATAGGTAATTGTTCTTCTAAATCTCTATAATCAATATCTGATCCTTCTTTTTCTACTACTTTCTCTTTTAAATATGATCTACGAAATTGAGATATATTGTTATTAGCTCGTGTAATTGCCTTTCTAACATTAGAGAAAGGTGTAATATTGAACCAAGTAGTGAGATAATTATTAATTAATTTTTGAGGATCAGCATAAGGATTTCCGAATACACCTGTATGAGTTAAAATTTCTTTTACACCTTTTAATGCCATCTTATCGGTGAAGAATGAACCTATTTGATAGGCCATTTCAGCATTCCTAGCTGATTCTAATCTACTTCTTTCATAGGTAGTATCCGCATTTTCAATTTCTGCTTCTAAATCAAAATATAAACCTATTAAAGCTCCTGCTACTGCGGAAGTAATAAGTGGATCAGCCCTTCCTACTGGAATATAAGATAAATCTCCAGTTGTTAAATTTCTTTTACTAACAAGAGGAGGTTGTAAATATTCTTCTTGAGCTAGATCTCTCTCTATAGGATCTGAACTAGGTAATTCAAGCTTATATTCATCATCACTAAATAGACCTTCTACACCTTGATATGCTGTGTATCCTAGATACATCATCATTGAACCTGTGCTTATCTGAGCTAAAGTTTCTGCCCTATACACAGGATCAGTTTTCCATAGGTCACTTCTAACAAAACTTAATTCTCTAAGTGCTCTTACTGGCCCTCTTTCCCACAACATTTGTTTTTGAATATTGTAGAGAGTACGAATAAATGGTATATTTTGAAGAAGAAAAGATGTTCCTAGATTTTTACCTAAAGTTTTAAGTAAATATTCTTTTGTCCCAGGATCTATAGTAACTCTCCTAGCTTTCTCTATAGCACTAAAGAGACCTTCTATACCTTTAGGTTCTAAATATTGATGAAATAAGGAAACTTGAGCGTATAACTGTGCTGCCGAATCAATTTCTTCAGGTAAATTTTTAATTAGTTCTCTATAAGTAGCTTTAATTTGAGAATGTGTAGCTCCTTCTCCAGACATTTCAATAGCTTTTCGCCAAGAAAGACTATGAATAGCTGCTCTATAATTCAGAGTTCTGAAAAAGGAGTCTCCTGCCATCAAAGCTCTACCTGGAAGTCCTACTCCAATAGAATATACTTTTAATAATTCTTCTACTACAGGCACTCCAAATTTTTCACCTAATTTACCGACATCCTGACCAATAATTTCACTAATTGCTTCTGGACTCATAGGTTCAGGAACAGCAAGTTTTAATTTCCCTATATTTAAGGTCTTTCCTCCAGTTATTATTTGTTGTCCTTGGGCAGCAAGTTCATGTTTGTATCCTAGTTCCAAAGTTTCAAAAGTTTTAGCAGCTTGACCAAAGGCCGATCTTGATAGTAAGGATTTTGATTCGGCAAACATAGCACCTTCTAATAATGCTTGAGTAACACCAAATGTATGAAGTTGAGCTTCAGTAAAAGTTACTCCTATTTCTCCTGCTTGTACATTTGCTCCTACACCAGGTAATTTATTGAATCCTGCGGCAAGATACTTTTCAGATGTCCTTAAAAGAGTCATCGTACCAGTACCAGTTAAGTTTACTGCCTGTGTAGATAAATTTGAAAGCAATCCATTTATATAATGGAAATTAAAAATATCAAATATTCTTGTAAATTTAGATTTTGCAAATTGCTTAGTTATTTGAGAGGTCTCAGTTTTATCTGAAATAGAAAGAATAAGATTATCCATAACATCTTCAACTGAAGTACCTTTAGGAGCCATAGATTCAGCATCCTTTAATGTTTTTTCAATTACTTCTTGAACTGCCTCTTCTATTTGTAATGGTGAAGGTGCTAATCCTGATGCTTGTGCTCTTATTTGATGGAACCTTAATGTCCTTGCAACATTTGTAGATGCTCCATTTAAAGTTCCTAGTACTCTATGCATTTTTTCTAATTGAGTAGCCCACAATAGTCTATCTGCAGTTGAAATACCTGCATCTATTAACTCTTGCTCAAAAGTTTTAACAGGAACAACTTCACCTGTAGGACTTGAAGTAGCAGCACTTAATTTTTTTGTAATTTTTCTACCAACTTTAACTTTTGGAGCTAATGTTCTAGCTAATGCAGCAGTTTCCTCTGCCACATCTATCAATACAGTACGAGCAGCTAGTAAAATATAAGGTAGATCATCAGTTTTTTGTGATAATGTACTTAATAGAATAGTAGGATCTACTCCATTTATACTTAATTCCTCTCTAATAAGTGTGGCAGCTTGTTGAGCTTGCTCCGTAGTTACTCGTATGTGTTTAGGATACTCTTGACCTAATCTTTCAATGGTGCGTATTATGTCATCTGCTGTATCAAGTTTACCTAGATTCACTTTACCAAGTCTTTTCTTCATATCAGGTTTCCCTAATATAAATACTGCAAATTCTTCAGGAGTAATTTCTATAGTTATTTTTTCTTCTGGTATTATTTTTGGTTCTAGTCCTTCTAATGTCCATTTATTCCATGATTCTGAACCTTCATCAACTTTATTTTTTAAACGTGTAATTATCTTTTTAGCATCATTAAATCTCCATTCACCTATTGCAACATTAAAATCTCGGATTACTCTATGAGATTCATTATATGCAGGAAGTTTTTTATGCTCCTTTGCAAATTGCTTTAATTCTTTCTTTAATTTTTTAAGAGCTTTATCAAAAGGGATATTATGTTCCTTTGCCCACCATGTTAAATTTTCTAAAGCTTCTTTTTCAAATCCGTAACCCTGAGTAACTACATTGTGTACTTTAAATATTTTATCTTTAGCATATTCATAACCTCCTTTATGAAATACTTTAGATATTCTATTAATTAAATCTCCACCATGTTCGACAGCCATACTCAAAACACCACCTCCAGTTAATGACTGAACTTTTAACATTTGTATTTCAGGATCACCACGTTGAAGAATTGCTAGTTCATCAAATAATACTTCTCTTTCTTTTCTAGTTGAAGTTTGAGTAAATACTTCTTCTGCTCCATAATCCTCAACTTCTGGTTCAGCTACCTCTCCTTTTTTAGTTTTCTTTTTCTTTACTTTAGGAGTCTCTTGCTCTACTTGTGCTTGTAATTCCTTTTTCCACACACTTACTTGACTTTCAACTTCTTCAGGTGAAACAATATTCTCAGGAAATCTATCAATTATCTCTTGTTTACCTGCTTCTATTTTTTTAATTGCCTTTTTAACTAATTTAGTATCCTTAACAGAGTTAATAGCAAAGGCTCCTGAATGCCATACACCTTTCCCCATAGCCATTAAAGTTACCATAGCTACTTCTCCTGTTATACCTACTAAATTTCCTTCCAAGAAGCTTTTCCAATGCCTCATGAACCAACCTTCATCTGGTGCAGCAGCTAACCAATTAATTATATCATCATCTATTCCATAATCTTCTTTTAATATAGTGGCAAATCTATATTCAGGAGGAAGAGTAACAGCTTCTCCAACTCCCATTGTGAGTGAAGCTTTAGCAAGACGAGTATTTACAATACCTTTTAAGAAAGGTACTCCTTTTGATATAAAGTGGGCAGGAGCTATAACTGCACCAACCTGATAACTCATTGCTCCTTGAGTAGCATACTTTGTTATTTGTGATGCTGTTCCACCAAAGGATTTAGTTGATATATGAGTAGGCCATTTTGTATTTGTACCTAAAGTATTGGAATATATATCACCTAGAGCAGTCATAGATCCATCATACATTTCAGTATTAAGATCATATAATGTATTCCCACTTTCAAAGATCCAATCAAATACACTAAAATCTTTATCCAGTTCCATATCTGCAATTTTTCTAAACTCATCTTTAAGATATATAGATGATGAAGATTCTCCTATACCTCTTTCTATTCTTTCTAGTACACCTACTATTTCTTTAGCAGTTTTTCCTTTTAATGGGCCTATTGTAGGATGAAACATCCCTGATTTATTAGCATATTGATTTAACCATACTCCTGCTTTCTCTGCTACTACTACTGGATCTTCCTCTTTAAAAGATGCCGACTTTAATTTAGGTACAAATGATAATTTTTGTTCCTCTTCATCTTTAATATTTATATTCTCTTCAGGTTCAGGTACAACATCATTTTGAGCAATAAGATTTTCTTCAGGTATAGGCTCAATAAGTTCTTCTTCAGGTGTAGTATCAGGAAGTTTTTCATCAGGAACTAATTTATCTGCTATATTTGTAACTATAGGAGCAGCAACATTTGCTATTTCTTCTGGTATGTTTAAACCTTGTTCTGCCATAATTATTTATTATTGTTTAATAGTTTGATCTGCTGGATTTATCATTTCTTGAGGGTCTTCTTCATCATATATATAATTACCATGTTCATCTGTTAAGTCACTATAAACATGTAAAATTAAGGAATCTCCTGAATCTATTATTTGTGTCTCTCCTGGTTCACTTAGCATCGGAGACACTTTTAAAGTTTTTCCTCCTATATCTCTACCTAAATTTTTTACTGTTTCTTGTTTTTTTATTGTAGAAGTCTTATCAGCAAATTGTGTTAGTCTATTTTCTATTCTTTTACTCGTATTCACAATTCTTGATTGTGGATTTTCTCCATCTTCAGTTATAACTGGTGGACTTTCAGAAAGTACTGTGTCATCTTTTCCACCAATCCCTTCATATTCTTTTTGAAATTTTCCTGTGCCAATAGGTACAAGTGATCTTATAATTTCTTCCCATCCTTGTTGTTTTTGTGCATCAGTAATACTATTAACTGCTCCTTCAACTATTTCTTTATTATTTTTTACAAGTTGAGAATTCCAATGAGCATTAAATATCAACATTCTTAAATCTTTATTAGCAAAATTAACTCGTTCAAAAACTTCAGGATGTTTCTCGGTAGCTTCAGATAGAAACAATTGTAAATCATTTTTTATCTTTACAAATAATTTTGCAGAAGAAGGATTAGGGAATCCACTAATTTCAAATCTATCATTTACTGTAGCTTGTAATGAGAGTGCTACATTTCTTTCCGCATTTTTAAAGACTGCTTCTTTACCATGTGATCTATCAAGTACATTTTTTACATCATTTTCTGCACCATTCAATTGATTATTTAGATGAATAAAACTTGCTTTTGTTATTTCTCTTTGATTGAATTTTTTCCCTGGTCTTCCTTTCGGGATACCAGTATAAGCATTACTAATAGCAATTCTTAACTCTTGAATTTTACCTGTAGGAGTTCCATCTTTAGTTACTAATTCAGTCTCATCTACTACATTTATAAGTTCCAATACTTGCCGAGAAAGATCGGCTAATACTATTTCATTGTCTGCTGGAAGTGGTACAGTAGTATTATGTTCTTTATCCTCTTTCATAAGACGTTCATACGTTTGTATTTCAGCATTAGTAAAAATAGGTTTCTCACCTTCTAATCTTCCACCAAAATGTCCATCTTTATTATAACTTTTATAAGCATTATGTTTGGTATTATAAATTAACTCTGTAATTCCCGTATAATTTTTTTCCTTTAAATATTTAGAGATGGTTTTATGAGTAGTGTTTCTTAATTCCACTCTTACTTTCTCAGATTCATCTACTTTTCTAGTCTCTTCTATTTGTGTTGTCTTAGTAGTCTTCTCTTTTTTAAGTTTTGCATCTTTCTCTTTTCTTTCATCTTTTAATTTTAATTTTCTATCATCTATTTTTTTCCTAACATCAAAATATGCCTTACTTAAACCTTCCCATTCTTTATAATTTGGCCCTGCAGTCACATGCCAATCTTTTTTTTTAAAATTATTAAATGTAATATCTACTAATCTTCCTAATTCTTGTAATTGATCTTCATTATATAAACCTATATCAATACCAGTTTCAGTTAATTCAAGTTTAGTTTCATTAACTTGATCTCTTTGATCAGGAGTTAATTCAGGTGGCTTTAATCCTCTTGCTATTATTACTCCTCTCATTCTAGTTAATTCTTTTCCTAAATCAGAAATAAATTCTCCTCCTGAAGTTCCATACATAAATATATCAGTTTGCCCTTCCTTTTTTATCTCTGTCGCAATACTATTTAAACATGTATCACTTGTACATTTTCCTATTTGATCAAATAAATTAAAATATCTTCCTGAAGCTTTAGCTTTCTGAAAATTTATAGTAGTTTTTCTAGCATCTTTTGATTTTTCATCATCTATCGCATCTAATTTATCTATTTCATTAAAAGCTGTAGTTGCCCATGCTAAAGCTGCATCTCTTAATGGTTTATTTCCTATTTCTAAAATAGAAAAGTTTCCAGAACCTTCTAAGGTTGTAATACCATCTGCATTCTGTCTCTTTTCATTAGGTTCATCTTCCTTAGATCTAGTTGTAAGTAAGTTTATTCCATTCTCATAGGCTTTTCTTTGAGCCGCTCTTCTTTTATTTGGATTTTCTATATTTCCAGCTTCTATTGCTCTTTGTTTAATAGAATAGAGAAAAAGAGAGTCTATATGATCTCTTGTTAAAGTGGGAAATTTTTGTAAAGTTGACCTTTGATATGATCTATACTCATTAATATCTGTATAATTTTTAATAGCTAGTTCTGATTGAATAGTTTTATTAATTTTTATAGTTTGTTCTTCATGAACTTTATCTGCAATTAATTTTTCTAATGGTTCATAATTTAGATTACTTCCTTTATGTCCAAACACTTTTAACATGTAAGGATTATAAGCAACTAAATCCTTAATTTTTTGTGCTCTATCTGCTTCAATATATTGAGAAGCATATTCAGCAAAATTATCTAGAGCATTTATTTGTGACTGAAGAGTTCCTGAACGCATCTCATCCTTTGTTACCTGATCATCAGGATGGTTACTCAGTCCTTCTTTTAGATAAAAGGCTCTATCTTTAATAAATTTTCGATAAATTACATCTACTAATTTTCTTGCATTTATTTTAATAGATGAATTTCTATCTGCTAAAGTTTTTTCTCCTTGTCTTAAATGGAATCCTTCTTGATAAGCTACAAATAATTTAACCTCTAAGTTTTTTCTCCATTTTCTTGCATCTGCAAACTTCTCAATCATTTCATTTAGATTAAACTCTGCATTTCCTCCTTTTGAGGCCGCTCTCCCTTCAATTTTAGCTTGAGTAATTTGTTCTTTTTCTACTATTGCTTCTGCTCTAGCTATTCGATCTCTATCCTCTTTAATTTCTCCAAAGGCTCGTCCAAATGATTTTCCAAATTCTCTAAGAGCTTTAGCTTGACTCAATTTAGCACTACCAGCATTAGAATTTGGAACATTCACATTTAATAACTGGCCTTCACTAGGATGTATTTCTAATGGTTGTTGACTAGCATACCCTTCTGCCATTGGAATATTAGTTTCTGCCATTATGACTCCTATGTCCAATCTCTATATTTATAATAAGTACCGACAGCATCTAAACCTGCCGCTCCATATTCTAACATAGCGGCACTTGAGTCAGGCCCATGTACAGTAGGTAGACCTGCTATTGTGTATTGCATATTTAATCTATCATACTTTAATTGATCCATTACTTTAAATTTCTTATTCTCTATACCTTCTAATTTAATATCAAATTCCTTTTTAACTCCTGTTTGTCTTCTTAGAAAATCTCCTGTATGTCTAGAAGCAAAGAATTTAGAACTATTTCCTTCCATAAGTGGAGCAGTATTAAGTTTTCCTCGTGATCTTATTTCTTTTATTTTTTCCTCAAACATAACATCTTTAGCTATATCTCTTGTTCTACTTTCTTGACGAGCTATTAGAGTTAAATTTTTTGCCGCTCCCGATTCTTGAAGTTTATATCTCTGTATAGCTAATGCCTTTATTCTAGCTTGCTGTTCTCTCTTAGCATCTGCGGCTTCTTGTGCAGCTTTATTACCTTTCCAAATACTATAGACTTGTATAGCTAATGAAGCGGCTGCTATATATGCTCCGTAAGCAATTACAGGAGCGGCACATAAAGTTAGAGGCCCATGATAATCAAATGATTTTGAAGATTTCTCAACTAATTCTCCTTTAGCATCATCCCATGTATAAATAACCTCTGTATAAATTTTCATTCTTATATTCTTTGAGATCTAATATGTAGGAAACCTTCCCATTCTGCACTTTGAAAAGCACAAGGGAGGTATTCATTGTTGGTTAAAGAAATTCTACAATTATATGGATTAGAAAGTATTGAACTTTTAAAGGAACCTGATAGTAATTTATATTCTCCTATCTGGGAACTATTAGTAATGAATCCACTAAATGTTTTTTCATAAGCTTTACGAGGTGTGATTTCAATTGTACTGCCAGGAGTGGCAGGATCAGGAACATTAATAGTATAAGGTGCAACCTCTACATTCAATTTAAAGAAACCTGTATTACTATATAGTACATTTATATTTCTAAGTTGAAGTTTTGCTGTCTGTACTGTCACTTCATCTTTTGATTTATGTAGGAATCTTGTAAATTGGTATAGAAAAGTGTATGGTATTCCTGCATATATAGTATCTCCTGCTGCTATCTGTGTATCTACATCTGCCTGTGCAATTTTCTGTGCATTCTGATTTACATATACCATATTAGAAGGTAATTCTAAAGTGGGAGTAACAACGGCTACAGTTCCACTTGTACCTCCTTGAAAGCCAATAGTAGGTAGAGAAGAATATCCACTTCCTGCATTAGTGATTGTTACAGTAGCTACTTCTCCTGATCCTCCTACAGTAAATGTACCTGTAAATCCACTTCCTCCTCCTCCTGTAACAGTTAAATTCCCTGCTGTATAACCTGTCCCTGCTGTTGTAATAGCTAAACTCTTGATACCTGTGTATGGTAAATCTGAGAATGTATCTATACTTGTAGAAGTTTTTATCTTTACTCTCCTATCTAACAATACTGGAGTCTCATCTTCCATTACTGCAATTGAAGAATCAGTAGAGAGATTAATATTTTCAAGATATACTCCATCATCTCTATTAATAAGAATTTGAAGCGTGGAACCTATAAAAGTACAATTAAGAATATCATTACCAAATTTCCAAACTGACCATGAAGATTGAATCTTATCTGATGCTTGCCAATAATATTTATAAATATATAAATTCTGAGGTTCATCACTACTTTGACAAACTAGAATTTGTTCGTTACTTGAAGATACTAGATTTGTAATTTTTCCTGGTATATATTGTGGTACATGAGCAGTAACTTCAACTGCATCATTAACTTCTTTTCTATTATCAACAAAGTATTCTCTTACACCTGAGAATTCCCCTCTCTGAAAAGAAAAGAAAACATACCTTCCAACCGATACAGGTTTAGCTCTAGCATCAGTTTCAAATTGGGTAGTTACATCAATAGATACAGTTGCAGGAGATAATATTTCTTGCTCTGATAATTTGAACTGTTGAAGTTCTGAGAAGAATAGCAGAGTCTCACTAAATGGTACTGCATGTTTGAGGAGGGATACTTTATCATTGGATACTGTCACATCAATAGGATTACTGTCTACTGCTGTTATAACAGTCAAGGGGAAGAAATTATAATAGTTTCCTGATTCACTAAAGATTACATTTTCGTCATTCAAGAATCCTAATCTATTTTTATGGAAGAATATATCGGTTATAGCTCCACCTACAAAGGAAGGGAAAGGATTTAGATCATCATCTCCTGCCAATCTAGCCCTCCATCCTATTCTCTCATAGGCAGTACTGACTGTAGCTACTGTCCGTGTATCTGTTACACTTTTTACTGGTTCAAATACAAATGTTATACCTAGAGGATTTGTAATAGGAACAATTTCATCATCATCAAATAATCTAACTAATCTATGTGGCATAGTTGCGACATTAAAATGTCTATCAAGTTTTGGTGCTAGACACTCTCTCCATACACCTTTTCCTAAATCATCAGCTTCAAATTTTACATAAAAATCATCCTGATTTACAGAATTATCCCCTTTTATTTTCGCCACAAAACCATTTTTTACACCAACTGCAGGAAGATCTGTAAAAGCTTTAGTTCCTACACCACCACCATACGCACCTGAAATTGCAAATATATCAGTATCACCATGAGAATCCTCAGTACTGATTTCAAAATCAGCAGTATGTACAAAGTGGAGAAGACTTCCTGTCCTTGTGCATGTCATATATTCTGGCATTCCTCTATCACCTGTTGCTGTAGAATTTAAACCATCTGCATAAGTACCATCAGCAGTTCCATCGGTGTCTACGTTTACTGTAGGTTTCCGTCCACCAAAACCTTCTTTTAATAAGTTTACATCCGATGCCGTAAATTCTCCCCAACCATCTCCACTACCACATGCAGATGCACCTTCATGAAGAATCTTAGCAATGGTATCTGTACCAATATATTGCTGGTTATTTACAGGTTGGTTAGCAGGAGTCTGGTAACCTACCCTATGATATGTACTTCCTACTTTAATAGTTATAATATATTTACTACTAAACCCACCTTGTTTAACATAAACTAAAGCTTCTCTTTTTGCATCAGTATCAACACCAGAAGTACCTCTATCTGTTTCAAAATCACTATCATCCTGTCCTGATGTTTGACCATCTGCAGTAGCAACTGTAACTGTTTTCTTACTTGAACAGAAGAAAGTTGTATCGGTTACAGTAGTGGCACTCACTTGAGTACTAAAGTCAGTAACCTCACTAAAGTATGCTAAATCATCATCATCAATAGTTGCAAAAGTATCTCCTTGAACAGGCATGGCATTTCCATCGCCATCAAATACTTTTATAAACTTATCTGAACCTGCCTTACCTAGTATTAAAGTATATTCCTCAGTCTCATCTCTCCTTATTGGATGAATAAGATAAGTACCAGTAGGTGTAAAATCTAATTTCTGAACTGATTCAGTTCCAGGTCTCTTCTCTAAACCTCTTACTACTGTAGCTAAACCATTTTCCTGTACCTCACCTTGTGATGGTAATCTTACTTCAGGAGGTTGTTGTGATATTCCATTTATAAGATTAGGTATTGATGAAGATACTAATGCCATAGTTTATATTTATATAAGTGTAGAAATAGATGTACTTATTTTTCTATCTATATGACGATAAGTATCATATTGATCGAATATTGTATAATCACCTATTTCTGCTTCGGATTCTCTCAAAGCCATTAGAGAAAACATCTCTTCATCTGCTTGAAGTCTGGACAGTACAGGTGATCCTATAATATTTTCCTGAAATTTTCTAGCTGCCCTCAAAGTTATATATCGTCTTGCAGTTTCAGGAATCTCTTCAAAATCTAGTAAAATAACTATATCTGTTTCTATATCTGTAGTGAAAACAAATGTATTTTTAACTCTATCATATAATTTTCTACTTCTTTCAACTACATCAGTATTGTAATCTCTTAGAACTGCAGTTACATCTACCTTTAAACAATTAGCAGGAAGATTAATTATTCCTGCTTCAGTTTTATCTAAAGTATATCTTATTTCAGTATTGAAATGCCATCCTAGAGACTGAACTTCTCTACTAATGTTATTTAAAGTTACTTCAGCAATCTCTGCTTCCTGTAATCCTGATCCTAAAGTATTAACTGGTGCTTCACCTATACCTAAAAGAATTGAATTAACAGCATCTAGTTTTGATGTAGGTACTAATGTTGCCATAATAAATAATAATATAAGGGGAGATAAAAAGAAAGAAAGAAAAAAGAGGGCAGAGCAGGAGGTAATGGAGAGAGGAAGGATCGCTCCGTTTGGAAGAGAACCTCCTGTTGCCCTCAATTTAGTTTAAGCTGCTGGAGCCATTAATGCTACTGCCATTGCTGGTCGTAGTACGTTATGACCCATTGCATACCTAGAAACAATCAGAGTACCCTGACGCTCAATCTGATACTCAGACTCAACGGACAAGTCCATCAGTTTCACAGTTGCAACAGCATCCTTGTGCATAACTAGAGCACGAACTGTTAAAGATTCGTTCTCAAGATCAACTGCAGATGTGCCGTCAAGACCACCTACAGCACCAATATTACTACCTGAAGCGGTAGCGGCTGTATAAGCTGCTGGAAGATTGTAATGAGCAGTCCTACCTGATCCTGCGGTATTTGCAAGTGGTGCTTGACCAGTTGAAATAGCAGGGTCAGCAGTTGACCACAGAGAACCTGTCCATGCTGCTGCTGCTCCATGACCCATACTTCCAAGATGAGGAGTCCTAACTACAGAAATACCTGCAATCGTTGGAAGATCAAGATTATTTATTGATCCACCTCCACCTACATCTCTATTAAACATTGTCAAGGCAGTAATATCTTCACTATTAATACCTGTCTTGAACAAGGAATAGAATTGGTCGGTTGCACAAACACAAACGAGATCCTCAAGAGGTGCTCCTGCACTCTCAAGAATACGTTTAGCTTCGATTATACCTTCTACGAAATCGGCTGCCTTCTTTGAGTCAGCTAAGTTTCCGGCATAAGTCACGTTTGCTGTGAAATCTTCATCATCCCATGAATCATAATCTTGAATCATTTTACTTGCACGTTCCTTATTAGTGGTTAATGCAGCTTTAACAGCCATACGAAGGATATTCTGGTCAGCCGATTTTGCTAAAGCATAACCAGATTCCTGTGTGTAGACTGAACGGATGTCGAAGTGTTGCATTGCTTCATCAATATTAGGGATGAATTGTGCAGCAATTAAGAGATCATCAACTGAGACTACTCTCTCAGCATTCTTTGCTATCACATCTGGCATGATCTCATTCCCAGGTGTGTGATATTCTGCGGCTCGGTACTTGCCTGTCATTATAAACTGGGCAGACTTACCTTTCTTAATTGACCGCACTCGGCAGTAGTTCATCATGATGTTTTTCGTCTGAAAAGCAGACATGACTTCACCAGCGTAAAGTTTTAAATATAAATTCCTTACGTCACCTGCCGCATTAGTTTGTCCACTACGTTGTGCCGCAGCGTTCAAAGCGTTTGAGGCTCCTTGAAGTGCCATTTTATTCCTTTGATTAAAGTTAAAGCTGAACTGAATTGCCAGCAATTTGATTATAAAAATCTCCGTTTATAACCACAGTACTTTTCAATCAAAGTTATCCACCGCAATGGGCTAAAATTTACTTTGTAGTAGTATTTTTGGAGTGTTACATAATGGATGACTGTGACAACTTCTGTGTCACTTCATCCCTGTAGGCAGGATCATTACTATAACGTGGATCATTCATAGCCTTTGTCAATTGAGCTACTGACTTAAAGGAATCTACTCCTGTTCCACCTGTATCACCCTGCAAAAGTGTTGGTGCTTGTCCATCTTCCATTGATCGTCTTGCATTTAAAGATTTAATTGCGAAGACTACATCATCTGAATTAGGAGCTTCTATAGCACGATTAAAAGAATCTATTTCTTTATCATTCAATGAAGTACTTGCCCATTTAACAAGTGATTCATATTCTTCAGTTCCTCCTACTGCATCATAAGCCTGATTTAGTACCTTATCTGCAATAGCTTGTTGTCCTGTTATCCATGTATTAACAACATCCTGAGTCATCCCTTTATCTGCAAGTTCTTCATAAGATCTCTCACTTAATGCTCCTTCTTCTCCATACTCACGAGCATATTTCTCAAAATCTATACCTTGCTTGGTAAGAGCTTCACTTACTTGTTCTTGGGAAGCTATAGGAGCAGGTTTTTCTTCTGTCTTTTTAACTTGTTGAGTGTCCTGAGAAGATAATTTCTGTTCCAGTTGGGCATAAGCTTCTGCCATATCTTCTGGACTTTCAAATTTATCTGGTAACCATGTAGGTTTTCCGTCATCTCTAGGAACACTCTGAACTCTCTCGGCCTTATCTATCATCTCCTTTATATGTTCCTGACTTTCAGGAGCTTCTTCTTCAAATGTATTTACTTCTTTTGTATCTGCCATATTGTACCTTCCTATTATTGTTGTGGTTGTTGCATTGCATTTTTAGCCATTTCAGGAGCTACGTCACCTATTACTTTACCCATCATTTGTCGTTCCTCTAGTTGTTCCTGTTGTTTCATCATTGCTTGTTGTTCTTGTTGTTTCTGTTCATCAGTTTTCAAAAGCCCTTCGGTATCAATTCCGAGGGAAGCCGCTAGTCGAGATATATACTCATTAACATTTAATTCTCTTATGGCTGTCTCAGACCCAAGAGGAGCTAAATGCTGCAAGAAACCTGCTAGTTCATTTAAGTCTTGTCCTCGTCCAAGTGCCTCAACACCTGTGACAATTAGAGGTTTTAAAGATTCGTCAGGAAACTTGGGTAATTTTTTCTCTTTCTGCATTTTGTGCATGAGAAGTTGTACCAAGGGCAATTGAAATTCTTGAGATAAAATAGAATAAACTCCACCTAGAGCTATTTCTAATTCTTGATATGCAATTCTTATTTCTTCTGCTGTTACTCTTTCCGCATCTCTCCTGACAGAAGAATTCATGAGAAATACACGAGACAGACGTTCCGATAAAGTTCGTATTGTCTCTTGGGCAACACGAAAGTCTGCCGATTTCTGAAGTTGTAAAGTAGATACATCTTGATCATCTCCACTTACTATTGCACCATTAGGAGAATCTGCCAAAGTTTTAATTCTAGTAGTACCATTAGGTCTAACTAGAAATAGAACCTTTGCAGCAGCAGCACTTCCTTCTACTATAGCTTTAGTCAAGGTCTCTAAGGATTTTAAATCTCCAATGTATTCCTCTACAAATCCTCTACCATAATCTTCACCATCTATATGTGTAAAACGTAGAGCTAGAAAAGGACTTTTATTTTTAGGATAAGTTCCTTCACTTCCCGGTACAATTTCACCTTCTAGTTCCTGAAGAATTGTCCAATTTCTACCTGTCCATTTTACACAGGTATAAAGATCGACATTACCCATAGGTAACTCATCTTGTTCTGGTTCAGGTAGTAATTTCTTAGCATTTTCAGGTAAAGATAATGGAGAAAGAGATTCCTTTATAACAATCTTTAAAACATTTCCCATTGAATCTCGTTTAACTACATATCTATCTAACCTAAAAACTCTCATCTGATCTTTGGGAGTAAGATATAGTAAGACATTTCCCGCAACCAATAATTGTTTTAGAGCTTCTGAAATAGGGACACGGAATGCACGAACTTCAATCTCCTGTGTTATCATTCTTTCTATCTTTGCCAATGTCTCTTCCACTTCACCTTTTTGATCTGACACTAAAGCTTCTAATTCTGCATCATTTATAACTAGACGGAAGAATGGAGAATTAGGAGGAAGGAGCGAAAGGAGTAATTTACTAGCTAAATTATTTACACCTTCTGCTCCTATGGATTGGAAAGGAGTAGGTAGGATACTTGCACCTGTATGTCCTTGTTCAGGTAGTAAGGAAGGGATGGTAATTTGGGAAGCAGTCCTTGCCCTGTCAAGAAAAGATGAACGATCAGCAGATAGAGTGGTATATATTCCGTGAGCATACCCTGCCTTATCTTGATATTCTGAATCTACACTAATTGTTTCCATTATGATGGTCTATTTACTCTTAATGAACCTCTAGTAAACTGACCTTGAACTCCTTTTGTTTGTTTTTGAATCTTTAAAAATGGATCGTACCCTTTTACTCTTTGAGCAAACCCTTTACCTGGAACAAAAGCAGGATCGTCAGGGTCAAGTTCTTCCTCTTCTTCTTCTTCTTCTTCTTTACCTCCACCTTCATCAACCATGGTAACAGCTTCTTCAACAACATCTTCAACTTGTCCACCAGTTGAACCACAGAAAAGTACTTCACCTTCATATTCATAAGATTTAGAATCACTTTCAACAAGACAATCATTTATTAAATCATAATTTACTTCCGTATATATTTTCATATTATTTTGCTCTTTTAAAAAAAAGTTCTTTATGTGTAGGTAAAAGATCTTTTACATATTTTAGCCAGTTTATTTTATTTCTGTATTTCCTACTTATACATAAAGTAGGTACATAAATAGATTCGGAATTATAATTTTGTTTAGGAATATCCCAACTTCCTACAGTTTTTAAACCTTCTTCCTTTGAAGTAACCCATAACCAACTCCAAAAAATATTAATATCATCTCCTTGTCCTAAACATACATATTGATTCGTATCCAAAATAGCTGTTTGATAAAAATTAATAGCTTTATCTTCAGGTCTGGTAGGAATAATCTTATCAGTTGCCTCTCTTCTGAAAAATTTTAGAAGTTCATCAGCCTTGAGGGACTGATTCTGCCAACAACTCTGTGAACCTATCCGAAAAGTCTTGAACAGTTCTGCATTCACTAAAATCATTTAGTTCCATTCGGTTTAATCCTGTGAATTCATCAGTCTGATTTATCACATCAATCAAATCCATTGAATCCATTCCCAGATCATCTATCATATCTTTATCTGGTGTAATTTCTTCAACAGGTATAGCCATTACTCTAGCTATAACATCTACTAAATTTCTATCTAGTTCCATTTTATTTCCTTCCTTCTAATTTGTTTAACTTGGCATAGAATATCTACCAGATTTATAAGTATCAAATTTTCCACCAATTCTTGAGCCTCCTCCACCACCTTTTCCTATTTTTAGTGAGCTTCTACCATATCCTTTTACACCTTCATTAAATGCCATTTCTGGATCTCTACCACGCATCTTTCCTGGGCCTTTTACTGAAGCTTCCGTAGTATCATCTTCTTCAGCACCAGCCGCACTATGGAAAGGAACCTGACTCAGAGCATAATCATCCCTAAACTCATTCCATTCTTCCCTTTTTTGTGTCCAGTAACTTCTCCAATTTTGTCTAAACTGGTTTAAAGATCCATCTCCTTCTTCGTTTGCAGACAGACTATCGGCAGGAAATTTTAAAAAATTAGGAAAGTCCCTATTAACAAAATCATCTAATGCATACAAACCTTCACCGAGGGAACCACCCATTAAATTTGAACCTCCTAATCCACCTATACTAAACTCTCCTTCCTCCCACACGAGAGTATTAGAATATATACCGAATGTTGCCTTATCTAGAGGAGCACTAATAGCAGAGGCTATATTAGCTTTTCCAGTATCATTAGTCCAATGACTAGCATCATAAACATGATCAGAAAACCAACTCATTTATTTTACTTTAGTTAAAATTTGTATTGAATCACCAGAAAAATCTTCAGTCTGTGTACTGACATCGTAAGTAGTTTTAATTAAATTTACTACATGTCTTTGTCCTTGTAAATATCTTACATCTTCTATAGTACAATTAGAAGGTGGTACTTTATCAGGTACTACATCTTCTAACCATGCTATAAGTTCTTCGGATATACCATGTTCACCTAGTTTTCCATGTAACATATTAAAATATTTCTCTATAAAGGTTGTTTTTAGGGAATTTCACAGGTATTTCCTGTGCATGATAGCTCTTGTGAGGAAGTAGTATGATCTATACTTTCATATTCAGAAAGTTTAGACCAATTTAAGGTAGGTATTGTTTTAATTAGTTCTTTATATTCTTTTTCAGTACACTCCTGATAAGGTGCTTGCTTGTAGACATGATCAGAATAGGGAAGAAAGCTAATGCCAGATATAGAATGGAAATTATCAAATACAAAAGCTCCAACTTCAGGCCACTCGTTTTCCTTGACTGAGATTGTACAGGATGGTTTGTGTTCACACCAGGATTTCGCATATACTAACCATAGTTGTAATTGTTCAATTGCAGATAGTGAGTTTCGTATCACAGATTTGGAAGGTGACTTAATAGGAAACGAAAATACTGTGACATTACTAGGATTAGTTATATCAGGTTCAGTAGGTACTCCTTCATCTACCATGTACTTACCAATAGGATCACCTAAGTCAGACCTAACTGTCCTGATGTAATAAGGAGCATGTCTAGCATGAATCCCACTTGCAGAATCTACTAACTGAGAGACTGTACCTGAAGGTTTTACACATGTGATTGCACTAGAAGGATTGATACTTAATTTCTTACTCCACTCTTTATTTACCTTCACACATTCCTTCTTCAGGTCATCTAAAATTATTGGTAGATCTGATGACAATTTATTTAATATAAAGTTGTCCATTATACCAGTTAATGATACTCCTAGTAGTCTCTCCTCCTCACAATTCATTTTCCAATCACTACTGAGGTATCTAAAGTGGGTAAGTGTACTCTGCCATGTACCTAGAATGGTAGCTAATCTAACTTTCCTCTTAAAATCTTCAATTTTATCATCGGAACGTACAATTACCTCAGAGAGGTTACAGAACTCTCGTGACCGCAATATTATTTCAGAGCAAGGGTTCGTACCAAAGTCTTCCCTTTCTTCTCTCCTACCATTCAATTCAAGACATTTTTTCTTGGAATTGTACGAAGAAAAGATTCCTCTCTCTCCACTTTTGGATTCGTAGAGTGCAGTCCACTCTCTGAAGAAAGTTCCTACATCAGGTTTAGTATGATAGTTAGTAGAGTTGTTTGCCAATGCTCTCTGTGGATTTTCTTCCCACCATCTACCTGATTTAGCAGTTCTCATTTGATCATCACCTAAATCTGAGAGACTTATCAATGCACTTCTCCTAACTCCACCCACTACTACTATCTCTGCTATCTTAGTAATGATGTCATGACATTCAATAGGTTTTAATCTTCTACCTTTAGCTCTATGAAAACTCTCAACTGTAAATTTGAAGAGGGAATCCAATGGTTCAGGCCCACTTGCCCTACCACCAAATGTTTTTAATGGTGATCCTGCAGGTCTAATCTTCTGTAAATCCCATTCAGGAACTACACCTACATAAAGAAGACTTACTAATTCACGATAAGCTTTAGCCCATCCTAACTTACTATCTCTAACTTGTATAATAGTATCAGTAGGATGCAGTTCATAAGGCACTATAGGTAATTTATCTATGTGTCTAGCTTCCACACTAAACCCTACACCTGTTCCATTCATCAACACATATAGTATCTCATCGAATGAACGTGGTGAATCGACATGAAGATATGCACAGTTGTATCCTGCAACATTTTCTTTTTTCAATGCAGCACCTGCGGTCATTAGACATCTCATTGACGGCATAATTTGCAGGGAAAGTACTGCATCCTTTAGTTCTTTTAATATTTTAGATGGAACTTGATAATCACAATTATCTTCCAAGTGTTCTTTGAAAAAACTAAAGTATCTACCTACTGTCTCTTCCCAAGTCTCTCTTCTTTCTTTATCATAGTCCCAACGTGAGTACCTAGACAAATGAATGTACTGCTGATACTGGGTAGGTAAATACTTATCTTCCATCTCTTTCCCTTTCTATTAGTTTCTCTAAATAAGTTCTAGCTTTTAATAAATCATTTACTCCACCTTTGTATGTGTAGCGTGTAATATATTTTACTACATTACCTTCCAAGAAATCCAGTTCGTTTGCTATTATATAATCCAATGGTTCCATCTTCCTTTCATTGTAATGTTTAGGATTAGTTACCTCTTCCTTTTCCAAAGGTCTCCGTAACATATCTAATTCTTCTCTTGATGTATTATCATCTACTAAAGGTAGATCCCTTTCCTCTAAAGCATGATGTATATTCTTTTCTGGATGTCTCTTAAAATTCTGTAGTCTAATTTTTCGTATGTTCTCTTGATCATCCATCTCATCTTTATTTCCCAAGGGTAATGTACTTTTAGGACTGTTCCTTCGTTCATATCCTACTGGATCTTTAGTCATCTCTTCATTCTCTTTATCAATATGATCTTGGACTACCTGTGAACTATACCTATTATCTAATGGATGCTTCAAACTATCTTCAACATAGTCTCTCCATTGTTCTTTCTGCTTCTGAGATTGATCAATCATGGAGTCCTCCACAGATTAGGTTCATGAATCAATGGTGTCTCTTTTACAGGATTTAATACAGGATTAGCATTGAATGTTTTAGCTTCCCCTTTAGGAGTCCATAATATAATTTCTCTTGTACCCACATCAAACTCATGCCATCTTAAAATCCTAGCCATCCTAGCATTTGTAAGAGCATCTTCCTCAGTCTGTCCTGCCTTAAAGAAAGCATTCAATACTGCTACCCACATATCATAAACCGAATCAGTATTTTCTCTCAAAATTTTTTCGGCAGATATTGGGCCTACTCCTTGACATCCTTTGTAGTTATCAACTGTATCTCCTACTAAAACTTGATATAAAAACTGGTAATCAGCTTGACTCTCTGACCATTTATATATCTTCTCCTTTTTAAAATCCCAATGTAAACCTGGAATTGTTAGAAGATCTTTGTCCTCACTAACAATTATTTTCTCTGTCTTGGAAGGTTTGGTTGCCCTTATACCAATTACATCATCAGCTTCTAACCAATCCCATTGACTGTGTAAGTACTCACTCTTACAATAATCAATTGCATTAGAGAAACACATAGGTTTTCTACCACCCTTCCTATTACTCTTGTAATCAGGATTAATTTTTTTCCTATAATTTTTCTTATCACTAAAACATAGAGTTACTTTATCTGCCTTAGTCTTCTCTATTATCTTCCCAATTTGATCATCAATTATAGTTTTAACTTCATTCATATCTGAATGGAGAGTCCACGAATCACCTTCCCAATTGATCTCCCTTTCTGAGAGTCTAGTAGCTTTATATACAAATATGTCTGCATCAATTAATAATTCTTTCATCTTTACCTTCCTTTTTTTAAAATTACTTTGTTTACATAAGTGTTTTCATCCGTCAAGTCGTGACGATATGGTTCATACATGCTAAATGTGAAGCATGATACAGCTTTTAAATTCTTCCAAGGTACAATATAAATATAAGGAAATTGACATACAAATAAGTAATCAAAATCTCCTTCCTGATATGTCTTATATATCCTCTTCTCTTTACTTCCTTTTTCTCGCATCAACTTAAAAGTTTTTTGAATTGAATGTTTTATCTGAATAGTTATCCAATCATTCTCCCCTTTAACTAACAAATCAAAAGGTGCTGAAGGATCTAAAGGTAAGAACATAGGATAGTTCCACATGTGTATAAGATAACGAACCAGTTCTTCTCCTGCCATACCAAAGGTAGTCCAGTTAGTGTGTGGTTGCCCAATTGGAACCTGTTTTGAATTCACCTGTGAGTGGGATTCTAAAATTGTACTTCTCTCCTGCGATTGCGATTGCCTTGACTCCAAGTTCTCCGATTCGATTGCCATACTCCCTCTTTACTGTAAGTTGTACTTCATCATGAACAAAAGCTACTTGTGCATAATCCTCTCCGTCTTCAAATTCCTCCTGAAGTAGAGAATGCATCTCAACTATCCATCTCTTACAGATAATTGCTCCTGCTGATTGAAGTAATGTATTGAGTGCTGCATAGTTGGAACGTACAGGTACTTTCCTTCCATCCAAACCCATTATAAATCCTGACTTTGCTTTCTTCTGTACTGCATCTCTTAGATACTTCAGAGCAGGAATCTTACTTAGAAATTCTTTCTTTAATCTTGCTCCTTCCGCTTTACCTTTGCCAACAATCTGACCAATCTTTTCATTCCCTGCTCCATAGAGGAAACCATAGATGAAAGTCTTAGCTTGATCCCTAGTGGCAAGACCAGCAGATCTTTGATTGGCAGTATGAATATCTGATTCAAGTAGTAACTTGCCATACCTACCGCCATCATACCTAGCCAGATAATGCGAAAGACAACGCAATTCCAGGCTAGATACATCAATTCCCAATAGATCCATGTCTGTATCTGGCCTAAACAACTCCCTACATACTGACCCATAGGGTGCATTAGTATTCGGAACTTGAGCGATATTAGGGTGTGAGTGAGAGCAGCGTGAAGTCTGTGCTCCCATCGTGTTGACTCTCCCATGTAACTTACCTTTTCTACAAAGTTTCATCCATGCTTGGTTACCCTCTGCTAATTGTGCTATTCTTTTATTCAACATAAAATATTTAGACATCAACTTAGCTTCAGGATAGTCTAGTTTATTCAGAACCTTCTCATCAATCTTAGGTTCCATTGATGGAGTGAACTCTCTAGGAATCCACCCTCTCAATTCTTGTAGTCTCTTAGCTATATGCTTACGAGAATTAGGATTAAAATCTACAATCTTAATCTTGTTGTACATTCCATTCTTCCTTGGCCCTTCATCTATGATCCATGATCCAAACACTTCACTTAATTTTTGTGCTAGTATAGATCTTTTCTCTGCCAACTCTACATATAATTCTGCTCCTTTCTTCTCATCAAAAGAGAACCCTCTCTCTTCCTGCCTGAAACAGATGTCTGCAATCCTATGTTCCAAATCAACTGCTTCCTTTGAAGGAATATCAGGACGAAAATATTCATACAAACTTTCAGTAAGATGAACATCATTTATACAATAGTCTCTCATCTCAGGAGTAAGTTTCTCAAATGCATTTTCCTGTTGATTATATGTACCTTTGAAGGAACCTAACCTTTCTCCCCATGCTTTCAACGAATGACTACCCCATAATTTAACCTCCATCTTCTTTATTACGCTATCTTTATCCCTTATGTTAGGATAAAGTAGCCGAGATAAAATAAGAGTATCTATAACCTGATCTATAGGTACTGAAAATTGATAGAGGTCTCTCAAAACTATCAAGTCAAAGCCTAGTATATTATGACCAACTATTTTCTTATCCTTCAGGTCTTCCAATGCCATCAATATAGTTTCATGTGAATCTGCTTCCGTTAAATCACCAGTAGTTAAGTTCCGATACACTAATAAATGTACCTTGGTTACTGTGTCCAACAGACCATCTGTTTCTATATCTAAAACTACCTCTTCCATTTTGTTTCCTTCCTATTAAAAGTCTTTGTTTTCTTCCTCGCTAATTTCTTCTTCAAATATATTATCCTGAGAAAGTTCGGTCATCCTACCTGTCTGTCTGGAATATTCCAGTAAATTACAAATGCCTGTCTCTCCTGTCCACCTGTTTTTTAGTATTCGTACTGTGGTAAGGTTAGGTGCATCCTCACTCTGTTGATTTCTCTCACAACCTACTACAATATCAGACAGTTGTGCTATTCCATGTGTACCTCTAAGTTGGTTGAGTGAAGTCTGTACTCCTTCTTCATGTCCTCTGTCACCACTAGGTCTTCGTAAATGAGAGACAAGGATAAGAGCACATTGTAATTCTTCAACTAAACTTCTCAACTTAGTCATTACAAAGTCCAACATTCTCCTCTCATCTCCACCACTTGTGAGACCTGAGATTACAATACTAATGTGATCTAATATAATACAATCACATTCCATTCCTTTTACTAAGTAACGAATCTTATTGAATAGATTCTCTGGTTCCACACTACCCCAATGATCATAAAGGAATAGGTTACCTGTACCTAGTACATCATCGAATCCATCTTTTAATTCCTCAGTCGTACACTCTATGTTCTGTAGATGAATAGGTTTATTTAAGTAGAGTCCTATGAATCCTAAAGCTGTACGTTTATTGTTCTCTTCCAATGCTAAGTAACCTAGTTTAAGTCCTTGCAACATCAACGAGTAGCCTATCTCTCTACATATTTGAGACTTACCTACTCCACTACCTGCCGTGATGGTTACAATTTCTCCTCTCCTTAAACCTTGAGTCATCCCATTCAGACCTGAGAAAGGGTAAGGAAATGATTCAATATTATCTTCAGATGAGATTAGATGCCATAGATCCCTTCCGTCTATGATACCATCAGGTCTCCAAACCTGTGCGTTCCAGATAGCAGAGATAATATCACTCTCCTTACCTTCCTTCAACATTTCGTTTGCATCCTTCAATGGAAGGTGAGCAATCTTAACTTTTCCAGGTGAGAACAGAGGTACACATTCTTCAACCGCTTTCTTCCCTGCATCATCCTGATCGAACATCAGAATTACTGAATCAAATCCTTCCAGATATTCTAGTTCTCTTTGTAGACATTTCTTTGCACCTCCTGCTCCCGAAGCTACTGAAACAACAGGCCATTTATTTCCTTGTGCCTGTGATACTGACATTGCATCCAGTTCCCCTTCGGTTACTACTATCATCTTCCCTTTAGAGAAGAGATGTTTACCGAACAAGTTAGCCTTCTTAGTATCTCCTATAAATAGAAAGTCCTTGTTAGAAAATCTTAATTTCTGTGCAATTATTCCATTGGAACCTTTGGCTCGGTAGTTTGCTATCTGAACTTTCTTTCCTTTGAATTCCCCTGTCTGGTAATCCCATTTGTTAATGGTATCTTGTGTGATACACCTCTTTTGAAGCGGTAATTTATCACCCGATACGAAATCAGTTTTCATCTTTTCCTTCCTCTCCGAAATTTTTTCAATTAATATTTCACCTTGTTGGTAGCCACAGCCTGGACTGAAACAGAAACCATGCCCATCATCATAGATGGCAAGGTTATCATTAGATCCACACTTAGGACAAGGTACATGAGTAACACAAGTAGAATCTACTTGCTCTCTTCCAAAGTCGTCCATGTTTTACCATCTAGTTTAGAGTATGCAGTTAAACTACCCACATAAGTGTAGCCACTTGCAGATAAGAAATCTAAGAACCTATCCAATAATAAAGGTAAAGTCTCTGCTTCAAATCGCATCTTAACTAGATTATGTGAAGGTGGATCAAAATTAATTCTCACCTGACGAAACGTATAGGTCTCTTCCATTTCCCTATCTTCATCTTCTTCCTTTGGTACTGGTTTAAACTCAGACCAATCAACTTTCTCTTGCATGTTTCTCTTCCTGTTATATTTAGTTTTTACTTTATGTATTTGTGATCCACGATTTTTAATTCCCTTCCCCATTGTTTCTCCTTTTAAAAATCAAACCATGCTTGTACATCGAAGAATGGACTGACTTTGTTGGTGTCCACCTCATTGAATCCTACCACTTTTGCTTCAGGATATAGCAGACACATTGATTTTACTAGAGTCCTCAATGTTTCCCATTGTCTAGCAGTATAATTTAATCTAGGTTCATTATCTTTGTCAGTTTCTACTCCACCAATTAGACATATTGATACTGACTGATCATCCAAGTCTTCCGTATGTGAACCTACCTCATCTATATCTCTCCCTGCTTCTATGATTCCATCTCGTTTTATTATTAAATGGTATCTTATATTTAAGAATCCTTTCTGTCTGTGTAGTTTATTTAATTCACATACAGTTAAGTCTTTGCTAGGAGGTGAGTTGCTACAATGAATAATAATATATTTAGTTTCTTTTCTTCTTATTTTTGGTAGAATCATTTGTTATCCACTCTTCAGGAATGGAGCCGTTTGAAAATTTGAATTTATATTTGACTGCCCATTCATAACATTTAAGATTTGAACCTTGTACTTTTTGATTTTGATTATAAAAAACTAATCTAATATCTAATTCAGGATGTGCTTTTTGAACTGCTCTCAATGCTCGTTGAGCATGTGTCCTGAAGAAACCTTTTGCTTCTATTATTATTCCGTTAGGTAATATGAAGTCAGGCTTGTACTTTCCTTCCAGCGTATAGCCTAGAATAAGTGTTTCGTATTCATAAGCTATACGCCTATCGTCTAGGAAGGAGCCTAGTCGTTCTTCAAATTGGTTACGGAAACCTTTAGAAGTCCTCATCCTCTTCTTTAAATTCCATAGAGGTTGAATCTGAATCATCTTCAAACCCTTCCTCTTCTTCAAATCCCATATCTGCAATAGGATTATAAGGAATCAAGTTGATAATTTGTACTGCATCCATGTACATTGTCACTCCTGCACCACCTTGAA